ATTAAAATTCAGAAAATTTTCTTTTTTATTCGTATGGACTAAACTTTGGGCCACAATCATTTCCGTATACAATAGAGCTTCGGAACTTATTTTTCTCATCATCATTCTGAAATGTGTATCAGTACAATCCATCATTGGAGCAATACTTAATTTGTGAATATTTTTAATAGAATCGGTATGAATCAAAGTCATTATTTTTATGTGATTTAAATATATGAATCAATTTTTTTCAAGAAGAACTTTTATTTTAATTCCTACTATGTCAATTTTAAAAATAATCTTTAAGCCTATGCAAGTTTTAGCTTCTTCGCTTGCTTCTAAAGAGGAGTGGAATTTATCAAAAGAAGAATGGAAATCCAGGCTAAGTCCAGAATCCTATTATATTTTGAGGGAGGAAGGCACTGAAAGAGCTTTCAGTAGCGAATTAAATAATGAGAAAAGAAAAGGGGTTTTTCATTGCGCAGGATGTGATTTACCACTTTTTCTCTCAGATAAAAAGTTTGATAGTGGCACTGGATGGCCAAGTTTTTGGGATCCAATTCAAGGATCAGTTGCAACAAAAGTTGATTTTAAGTTGATTGTTCCAAGAACCGAATATCACTGCTCTAGATGCGGAGGTCATCAAGGGCATGTTTTTAATGATGGCCCACCCCCGACAGGAAAAAGATACTGTAATAATGGCTTAGCATTAAGGTTTGTTCCTGATTAAATATTTGTGCGGCCTTCCGCAACTTGTTTTGTGCATCACTTTATTGGAGAATAGTTTTATTAAATTTTAGAAAAATGGTTGAAAATCAATCAGCAGAATATAATAAAGAAAATGGTACATCATATAACGAAAGTTCATTTAAAACTTTTACAGACGTATATAAGAATTGTTATGAAACAAGAAAACTAGTAGAGCCCTTTGAGCCTTGGTTATGGCGAACACATTATTTAAATTTTAAAAGAGGTGGATTTTTTCCACCACATAGAGATATGAGACACGTAGGTGAACAAGAGTCTTTTAGAATATTGGTGCCTTTAAAATGTTGTAATCCACCAGGTATGTTTTTTATGTATGATGGTAAACCTTTACATTTTAATATGGGTACAGCATACTTTGTAAACACAAATAAAATGCATAGTATATTTTCATATGAAGATAATGCTTATATGATGGTGATGAATGTAGAATGTAATGAAGAATCTTTAAAAAAAGTAGGTGAATTAATTAGATGGAAATAACAAGAGAAAAAGTATTTACAGATTTAGTATGTGTTGATAATATTGGTCAAGTAAGTCCTGAAGAAGAATTAAAATTAGCAGAGTCTTTAGGTAAAGTTCAGAAGCCAGAGAACGAAAGACAATTAGAATTACATAAACAATTTAAAGGAGAATTACCAGGTATAGTTCACGTTACCGAAGGTGGTTTGTTTGGCCATAAAAAACTTTTAGATTGGCACGCCAATAAACCTAGCGACCCTAATAGAGCTTCGATAGTTTGGATTTATGCAGTTAAAGGTAGTGAGGGTAGTATCACTAGTTGGATTGATAATAAGAAAGCATATGAAGATTTACCAGATGATATAAAAGCACATTGTCATAATGTAAAATTTACCTGTGGTTTTAAGAGAGGTGGTTATACAGATGACCCTACTTTTAAAGAACATCATAATAAAGATAAAGAATATAAATTAATTTATACAAATGAATATGGTCAAAAAGGATTGTTCTTTCCTTTTTTACAAATTATGGACGGAATACCAAAGACACTATATGATTATTTAAAAAATCATATCTTACAAGATAAATATAGATACGACCATCATTGGAAAGATGGCGATTTAGTTGTTAGTGAACAATGGCTAACAATACATAAAAGACACGCCTTTGAAAAAATGAATGAAAGGCTAATGCATAGAATAGCAATATGGTAGAAACATTAATTTTAGGAACAATCTGGTATCAGATAATAGCAATATTTGGTTTATCAATAGGATTACATAGATACTTTACTCATAGACAAAATTTTAAATTGTCTCCTATGGTAGAAAATATTATATTATATTTAATTGTATTAACAGGTGCTAAATCACCATTAGGGTGGGCGGCTGCTCATAGAGCTCATCATCAATATTCTGATACTGAAAAAGACCCACACTCACCTAAACATAAAGGTTTTTGGTATGTTCTTTTAAATAGATGGATGTTTGAATATCCTAATATTAAGAGAAGTCTAGTAAAAGATTTATTGAAAAATCCTAGAGTTATGTTCTTTCATAGAAACTATAATAAAATACATTTGATTAGTGCTGTTTTATCTTTACTAATTAGTTTTAAATTTTTTATTGGTTTTATTGTAATGCCTTTTGTATTAAGTTATATATTTTATGGTTTGTTTAATACATTAGGTCATAAGAATGGTAGACCTGTAACCAATCATATTATAAATTTATTTGCAGCTGGTGAAGGATATCACGATACACACCACGAAAACTGGAAGAAAATAAGACTAGGTAAATATGACTTATCAGGATTGATAATTGAGAAAGTATTAAGATGAAAAATAGAAATGAATTGCCTAACTATAAAAAGATAGGTGTAAAAGTTGATACAGATAAAATACTTAAAATTTTAGAAGATAATAAACATAAACTTATTAAGTATAGAGATAATTTAAATGTCAAATGTGCTACGCCATTTTTAAATGAGTTATACGAACAAATACCTATTACAGAATTAACAGAGGGTAGTGATTATACTTTACCTTTAGCAGGTCATAGAGACGTTAAATATGATGAAAGAAATTATACAACTTTAATAGAATGTTTGAGAGGTACATATATTGAAGAAGTAATGAAAATGTTTAAATCAAAACCTACAAGAGCAAGATTTATAATTAAGAAACCTGGTGCTCATATTTTACCTCATATGGATTATGATACGACTTATAGTGTTAGATATTTTATTCCGTTAAAAACAAACGAATGGTCGTTTACGGCAGTTAAAAGAAAAAATGAAGAGCCAGAATTATTAAGTATGAAAGCAGACGGTTCAGTTTACTTTGTTAATCAAGGTTGGACACACTCTGCTTGGAATTTTGGTAAAGAAGATTGTATTAGATTAATAGTTGCAGTAAATGGACAAGAAGATTTACATTAAAGATATTATTGAAGATAAAGATAAGTTAATTAAACTATCAAAAGAAGCTTCAATAGATTCACCACATAACTTTCACGATTTTGAAAAAAGAATACCAGACTATATAAACTATCACGTTGTAGAATTAGATAATGAAGTTATTGCTATGGCAGGTATGTTTCAAAGTAAATTTTGGCCGTCTGATTATGTGAGAGTATTAGATAGATGTTATTATTTTAAAAAAGCTAGAAGTAGCACATTATCATTTTATAATGAAAAAGAATTAAAGGCAACAGCTTCAAATTATCTATTGCCAATTCATTTAGAAATTGCTATATCTAAACACTTAATACCTTTCTTCTCAATCGCAGGTATCAAAAGAAGACCAGCTATGAAAAGAATGATTGATATATGGAATAAAAAGAATAGTCTAAAATTAAAGGTATTAGATAAAATGTATTTTACCTGTAATCACAAAGTATCAGATAACACGAATGAAATGTGTTGGCAGAATATTGCTCTACCTGAAGAATATGATAGTTTTGATTTACCTACTCGGTAGGATAAGAATCACCGTGTTGAGTTAGTTCAACGGTAATACCATTTGCATTTAGATGATTAGTTCTTGCAATCTCATTTGCTTTATATTCCTCTGTATCATCAAAACCTAGTGATGTATCAACTGAAGTAAAACAAATTTTATAATATTGCTTTAATTTATCACCTGACTCAGATATTTCGTATGCAGTTATTTTTGCTGGGTCAGATGTTCGCCATTCATTGATGACAGCCATCACTTCATCAGAGGGTACAAACCAAGGTGTTAATACATTAGGTCTAGTGTAGGTTACTTTAGTCCAAAATGCCATAATTTTTCTCCTATTCTATCTTTATTTATAATATAAATAGTATAGTATAAGGAGAATTTGATATGATTACAATAGATGGTAAACAATATGATGAGACAAAATTCAGTCCTGAATTACAAAATTACCTTGTGGTAAGACAAGAAATTCAGGTCAACGCAACGAGACACAAACTTGAGCTTGAAAAAATTGATGTTTTGACTAATCATTATAACGCTAAAATAGTAGAATTAATAAAAAAAGAAGCACCAGAGACAGAAATTAAAGAAACAGAGAAAAAATAGATGGCCGCTATCGCTAATTTATCCATAGACCAAGGCGCTACTTTTACTTCGGATGTGACCGTAAAAGACGCTAATGGTAATGCTTTTGACCTTACAGGTTATACTGCTAGGGCAAAATTAGCGAAAGGTTATCAATCCACACAAACCCGACAAGATTTCACAACCACGATAAGCAACGCCACTTCAGGCGTAGTAACCTTATCACTAACAGCCACTCAAACGACTGCTCTTGATGATACAAGATACGTATATGATTTAGAGATTGTTAACGGAGATGTTGTTACCAGAGTAATTGAGGGATTAATCTCTGTACGTCCACAGGTTACTACTTAATTCTAGCGTCTTTTTGTTATAAATATAGTAAAGAGAGGGAGTTTAATGCCTGATATAACAGCAAAAATAAATGTAAATACAAGTGCCGGTCCACAAAAAGTTTCAGTACAACTTCCTTCAGCTCAGGCAGCTGGGAACGCCACTTTACAATTAAAACTTTTAGGTGATGTTGATACAACTGAATTAAATGATGGTGCATTATTACAATATAGAGCTTCAGACGGTAAGTTTGTAACCAGAACGGAGATAGTAACCACAACCGGAACGCTCTTGTTTAATTGTGGTAACTTTTAAGGATAACAAATGGCAACTATAATTCAGATAAAAAGAAGTAATGCAGCTTCAGCACCTAGTACACTAAAACAAGGTGAAATGGGTCTTACATTTGGTACAGGTACCCAAGCAAATTTAGGTGATAGACTTTTCATAGGAACAGGCTCAGTAGATTCAAATGGTGACGCAACTAGTATTGACGTTATCGGCGGTAAATATTTTGCAGATTTAAATGACCACGTTCACGGAACATTAACTGCTAACTCAACATTAATTGTTGACTCAAACAAAGCAATAGACGAATTCATTGTAGGTAACTCATCTACAGCAGGTGGTCAAATTAAAATAAATGAAGGAACAAATAATGGTTCAAACTTCATAGGTTTAAAAGCACCTAATAACGTAGCGGCTACAACTACATTTACACTACCAAATGGTGATGGTACTTCAGGTCAGTTTATGAAAACTGACGGTGCTGGTAACTTATCATTTGAAACAATATTTTCAAACATAGATTTAGCTGGTGATACTGGTTCAGATACTTATAATACAAATGAGACTTTGACTTTTGCTGGTGGTTCTGGTATGCAAGCGGCGGTTACTGATAATACGGTAACTATAAATGCAACGGCATTAACTAATTCAAATTTATCTGGTAGTGCAGGTATAACAAATGCAAACATAGCAAATCCAAATGTTACCGTTGGTTCAACTCAAATAGATTTAGGCGCTACACAAACAGATATTGCAGGATTAACTTCACTTGTCATTGATGACATTACAATTAATGGTCAAACAATGTCAACTGGTAGTGCAAATAAGGATATTAATTTATCGCCACACGGCACAGGTACGGTAAAAGTTCCTAGTGGTTACGAAGATAGAAGTGGTTTTGATAGTCAATCATTAGCAAACAAAGCATATGTTGACCAAGTTGCTCAAGGTTTAGACACTAAACCATCTTGTAGAGCAGGTACTACTGCTGACTTATCAGCAACTTATAATAATGGTAGTTCAGGTGTTGGTGCAACTTTAACGGCAAGTTCAAATGGTGCTATCGTAGTTGATGGCGTTTCACTTTCAGTCGGCGACAGACTTTTAGTTAAAAATCAAACAACAGCTTCTGAAAACGGTATCTATTCGGTAACAACGCAAGGTGATGGTTCAACTGCCTTTGTATTAACAAGAGCAACCCCTGAAGACCAACCAAGTGAATTATCAGGTGGCGCTTTCGTATTTGTTGAAGAAGGTACTGCTAACGCAGATAACGGTTATGTATTTACACACACAGGTGCTCCAACTTTTGGAACAACATCTTTAGATGTAGCACAATTTTCTGGTGCAGGTCAAATTGACTCTGGTGCCGCTTTAAGTAAAACAGGTAATAGACTTGATGTTGAAGTTGATAACTCATCAATTGAAGTTGCAACAGATTCATTAAGAGTTAAAGCTTTAGGTATTACAAATGCTATGTTAGCAGGTAGTATAGCGAGTTCTAAACTAGCAGACCCGATTTTCTTTACAGATGAAAGTTCAACGCAAGGTCAAGTATCAGTAGGTGGTACTTTAGAGTTTATAACAGGCGAAGGTATTAATACAACTGCTAACGGAAATAAATTAACTATTGCAGGTGAATTAGCAAGTTCATCTAATATTGGTGTTGCAAAATTTAACTCAAATAATTTTACGGTAACTTCAGGTGATGTTGAAGTAACCACTATTGACGGAGGGTCATTTTAGTGTTTAATGTTATTAAAAAATGGTTTGATAGTGTTTTAAAATCTTATGATGGTAAACAAGTAAAATACTTATCAGGTAAAAAGAAAAGTAAAGAAGTTAAACTAGTTGATTTAGAATATAAAACAAAAAAAGAATTAGAGACTATCGGTAGAAAAATCGGTATAGAATTAGATAGACGATTAACTAAAGATAAATTAATTAACAGAATTAAATATAAAGTTAGAAATAGGAATAGAAAATAATGGCAACCGTAATAAAACCAAAACGTTCATTTACACCATTACAGATACCAGCAGCCTCAGCTCTTGAAGTTGGTGAATTGGCTATGAACGCCTCTGATGGTAAGTTTTATACAAAACTATCAAATGGTACCGTAAAAGAATTAGGTGGTGCAGGTTCAGTTATTTTACAAGACGTTACCACTAATGGTAATATTACTACAAACAATATTGTATTAAACGGTTCAGATTTAGTATTTGAAGGATATCTTGCAAACGCTTATGAAACTACATTAAGAGTTGTTGAGCCAACGGCAGATAATCTTATTAAATTACCTAACGTATCTGGTGATGTAATCACAACTGGAAATTTAACTAAAGATGGTACTGCTACTGGTGACCCTTTAGCAGCTGAGGGAGACGCCGTTGCTTTTGCAATCGCATTAGGGGGTTAATAGATTATGGCTAGTTCGTTTATTAATGCAGGTGCAGCTCTAAATGTAGGTGATTCGGCTAGTGCTAACGTTTATACGTGTCCAGCAGGCACAAAAGCAGTTATCCACGCTTGTATGATATCAAATTTAAATAGTTCAGGTACTTCAAAAGGAACAATCAAAATTACGACAGATGGTGGTTCAACGTTCAGACACGTTATAAAAGACGGTGAGGTACCGCCAAATGACACTTTACAGATGGATAAACCTCTAAATTTAGAGGCTGGTGATATAATTAGAATATATGGTGATGTATCTAATATGGAATGTTTTTTATCTATATTAGAATTAAGTTAAAAACTTTTATAAATATAGATAGAATTTAAGTTAGGAGAAGACCTTGCAGAGGTTGGTGAAATTTTAGTAGATCAATCTGCGTATGAATGTTTGAGTGAATCACAACAAACTG